CTTGTTCGCAACAAGGACGTGGTCATCGTCACCGACAAGGACAGCCCCGGTCGTCAGGGAGCGGAGCGACTAGCGGCACGACTCGTGCCAATCGCAAAAGGAATCAAAATAATTGAACCAACAGGAAGTGCAAATGATGCCAGAGAATGGATTAACAATGGGGCTACACAAGAAGTTATTCAAACCGTTATTGAGTCTGCTCTCGACTATCGGAAGCAAAGAATCCGAGCCTAAAGTTTGGTTCGTTGACGGTCCAATGGCTGGTCAAGAGATAGACTTGCCAATGATGACGGAGGTTGTTGTCTATCCCATTGAAGCGTCGGCGGAGGTGGGCTACGACTGTGCGGAGGATGTTTTTATTTGTGTAACGTATGACGTTGCATGGTTTCTACCACAACCTATGGCGTTTTTGTCAGGGTTTGAGATAATGGCATAATGACAAAGTACAAGGTATCACCACCAGATCAACGAAGACTGTACGGAAGAACCTACGGATCAAAGGCTGAGATGGAGTACGCCAAGTTGTTGTACGGATTGAGAGACATGGGCGACATAATCGACTTCGCACAACAGCCACGATTGTGGCTCGGTGTTCCTGAGAACATTTATGTCCCCGACTTCTTGGTCATTCCTAATGGAAGGAAGCCTCACTACATTGATGTCAAGGGCGTAGAGACCCAGAAGTTCAAGCGTGATAAAAAACTTTGGGCGAGTTACGGATGGCTCGACCTACACATCGTCAAGCGTAAAGGTAAACACTTTTCAACAACGGAGGTCGTACATGGACGTGCGAAACTCAGGCTCAGGTCTCCTTGAAAACTCCCCAATACTTCAGCGTGAGATGTCCCTTGAAACCGAGGCGGTCAGCCGTGGTGTAGCAAGGTATCATCGGCTGAAGGACGAAGCCATCAGCCGGGGTGACGCAGCGGGTCTCAAGCCGGTCGAGCGATTACTCCTCCACTGGTTTGAACCGATGGTCATGGCTATAAAAGAAGAACAACTCCAGTGCTTCAGGGGTGCGCCTGGCGTTGGTCGCGGAGTCTACGGCCCAGTGATACGATCACTCGACGCTGAAAGAATCGCAGTCGTCACCATGCACAACACGCTAGGACTCACAATCTGTGAGCCAACGGGCGTGAAGGTGGTCTCGTTGACCTACTCCATCGGCGCTGGTGTCATCGCGGAGATTCACTGGGACATGTTAAAGAAAGAGAACCGAGACTCCATTGACGAGTTGAACAAGAAATTTAAAAGGCTCACCACTGCAAGGCGGAATTGGTGGGCGAAGCAACACCTATCAGACCACCTATGGAATCGACGGGTCTGCACGCACTTGGGCGCAAGACTCATTGAGATTCTCATGGAGATAGCGACGTGTGAGAACTACGACAAGAGTAAGAAGTTTGTGCCAGCGTTTCGCCGGAGGAGGGTTGCCGTTAAGGGGGGTAACAAGATGAGTGGTGTCATCAGCATGACAAGTGAGGCGAGAGAGTTGATAAAGGATGGTCATGTCGTCCGTGCTGCAATGCGACCACGCTATCTTCCGATGGTGGTCCCTCCGTACCACTGGTCCAAGGACCATGATGGCGGATTCATACACATTCGCACACCGTTCACCAGCAAGCCGACCAAGGAGCAAAAGGAGGCACTAGAAGAAGCAGACCTCAACCTTATATACGAGTCACTGAACAGGCTGAGTGGGACAGGGTGGCTAGTCAACACAAAGATGTTGGCCGTTCTCAATGAGGAGTGGCACACTGGTGGCAACTCTGCCGGGCTACCAGCCAGAGAGAACAAGCCGATGCCACCACGACCAACGGACATAGCGACCAACCCCAAGGCTCTCAAGGAGTGGAAGGCTCAAGCGACAGAGGTTCACCAGTTCAACCACCGAGTCATGAGTAGGCGTGTGGAGTTCATGACCATGTTGGACACGGCAGAAATGCTCGGAGACTCCACGTTCTACTTGCCTCACCAGATGTGCTTCCGTTCCAGGGCGTTCCCAATCCCACCACACTTCAACCACCACGGCTCTGACCCACCGCGCTCCATGATGCTGTTCAATCGTGGGATGGAGTTGACGGACAAGGGGTGGAGACAGATACAAATACACACCGCCAACAAGTGGGGCATGGACAAGGTCTCATACGATGATCGTGTCGCCTGGGACGAGGACAACACCGACAACATTATCGCCTCGGCACGAGACCCACACAATCATCGGTGGTGGACTGGTGCGGATGACCCGCTCCAATTCTTGGCGGCGTGCCAGGCTCACGATGACACGTTCATCGCAGAACACTTGGCGTGTCAAGTTGATGGCACTTGCAACGGGCTACAACATTACGCGGGTATGAGCCTCAACCCCTCTGACGCCAAGGCGGTCAACCTTTCTCCGGGCGACATACCAAATGACGTGTACATAGATGTGATGGAAGTTGTCGTTGACATGATAAAGAGAGAGGTTCGACACGAGCAACACGCTCAGTTGGCACTCGATGTGATGGAACGAAAGATTGTGAAGCAACCAATCATGACAACGGTGTACGGCGTGACTCGAATCGGGGCGAGGTCTCAGATACAAGACAAACTCAGGGACGTTGAGGGACTTGCACAGGTGGACAGGTTCAGGGTCTCGGAGTACTTGAGCCACAAGGTGCTGAAGGGCTTGGGGACAGTGTGCCGGGGAGCTGGCGAAATCATGGATTGGATAACGCTGTCCATCAAAGAGATTCTAAAGGCTTACCCACACGATAACATTCGTTGGGTCACACCCCTCGGCTTCCCAGTCGTTCAGCCGTACAGGAATTTCAACTCGTGCAGGATCACCACTTGTTTGCAGGAAGTGACCTACTCGTATGGGGACGAGTGCATGCCAGCGATGGTGCGTCGTCATGTGCAGGGTGGGCCAGCCAACGGTGTTCACTCGGAGGACGCCACACACATGCACTGCACTAACATCTCTTGTGGCGACCACGACATAGAATTCGCCGAGGTTCACGACTCTTATTGGACACTTGCCGAGCAGATGGATGACATGTCATTGATTCTTAGGGATGAATTTGTCAATCTACACGAGAGTTATTGGTGTCAAGACATGTATAATCAGTGGAGAGAGTTGTACCCGCGTGCCGATATACCACTACCACCAGCTCGTGGAGACTTTGATTTATCGTTGGTGAGGAAGTCGCCGTACTTCTTTAATTGAATACTGTGGTTATACATGAATATCTACGCGACCGAGCAACCCTTTTTGGAGACAATCAGTCATGAAAAAGACCAACCCATCCTTGACAAAGGCTCGAAGGATGTTTGAGGGTTATCGAAGAGTTGTGGCTGTGAACCACAGGGGTCGCTTCTTTTGGATACTGCCCTCATTCGTTCGGCGGCGTGGGTCTCAACTTCCTCGAAGGAGTAGTGTAAAATAAACAAATGACTAGGAGGAACGACCATGTGGATACTACCGAACTCACTCATCTCTCGCTTTGCACAGGATACGGGGGGGTTGACATTGGACTCGGAAGAATTTTGCCGGGACTGCGCTCAGTCTGTTATGTGGAGGTCGAAGCCTTCGCAGTCATCAACCTGGTTGAAAAGATTGAAGCGGGTTGGTTGGATGAGGCACCTATATGGACGAACCTTAAGACGTTCGACGCACGACCATTTCGTGGAGTGGATGTCTTGTCGGGGGGCTTTCCCTGCCAGCCATTCAGCCACGCAGGGCGACAACAGTCTACGGAAGATCCGCGACACTTGTTCCCAGACATTGAAAGAATTATCAGCGAATGCGCCCCAAGGATTGTATTCCTTGAAAACGTCGAAGGCATCATCTCTGCTAAAGTTCGCGGAGAACCAGACACCTCAGTTCTCCACCATGTCCTTCAAAGATTGGAAGGCTTGGGTTACCGATGTACGACAGGCATATTTAGCGCGGAGGAATGCGGCGCGCCTCATCAAAGAAAGCGCGTCTTCATCTGTGCTGTGGCCGACGACGACTTCAAGCGACTCAAAGGGGAGCAGACGGTCAACGGCAGCGAAGCCTCACTGGAAGAGTGTGGTGGGGGACACGTTGTTGGACAAGGTGACCAAGGAGACTTGGCCGACACCAGCGGCAAGGGACTACAAGGGTGCAAACTCTCAGGCTCACATCGAAAACTCTCTGGCGAGGGGGGCGAGGGGACACATGGGCCAGTTGCCCAATGTCGTTGCGAGTATGTCGTGGCCGACACCGTCGGTGAGCGACACGGAGGGCGCACCAAAACCACTGGACGACAAGGGTCGCCGAGTGAGCCAGACCACGGGAACAATTTTCGGTGCAAAATTACAGGACACTGTCAAGTGGGCGACACCACAAGTGACGGATGCGACACGAGACAATCAGATACGGAAGCCGGAGGACTTGACGGATGCCGCCAAGAAGGGCGGGTGCAGGAATCTGCGGGAGGATGTTCAGAACTGGGCGACACCCAACACGATGGATCACCTACCAACTCGGAGCGAAGAGGGAACACAGAAGATGGCTCAGGGACAGAGGAAGGGTCGAACACGACCATCGAATCTGAGGGAACAAGTGGACCCAGTGAGCAACGAGATATACAAGGAGGAGAACTGGCCGACACCAACCCAATCGGAGGGGGACAAGATTCCCAATCAGCCAAAGCCGAGGGGACAGATAGGATTGTCCAATCATCCAGCAGTGTTGAACAGTTACCCAACCCCGCAACAGAGGGACTACAAGGGAGCGAGTACGAGGAACATCACATTACCCAATGTTATTCAAGCCTCGTGCCAAGCCGACCAGGACAAGAGCAACACTTCTGGGAAGCCCCAAGAACCATCGGTGACGAAAAAATTATCACCCCTGTGGGTGTCTCAAATCATGCAATTGATGCCGATGTGGTGCGTCGTATGCGAGTTGACTCCTTGCGACTTCTGGGAAACGGATGTGTCCCAACAACTGTGAGCAAAGCGTTCTTGATTCTCATCAACGAGTTGTTCGATGAATGAGTTTAAGATTTGGTTCGCGGAGGGTCCGAGGGCTTCCAATCACTTTTGGAATTACTCGTGGCGTTGGCGGTTAAGGTTGATCAGAAAACACACCGCCCTTGTGGCGTACCTGTTCGGTTCAGAATTAATAAAACTAATACAACGAGGCCACCTGTCACACACGCTCATCGAATACGATGATGTTGTACTTGACCCCATGTTCACGGGGAACCGGTACTGGGACATTGACTCGTTTTTAAAAACCTACCCCGGCAGGAGAGTGTTCTTTAAGTTCACGACCGATGTGTGCGTGGACATATCCTCTTGGGAGACTAGAAGAGACTGGGGACCGTGGAGGGCTGCCGTCTGGGGGACACTGTTTAGATTTGTATTGTTCTTCAGTCGCGGACGGATTCGATTGGCTGACGACTGTGTTAGTGTCGCGTGTAAGATATTAAAAAAGTCGGGGGTAGATGTCCCCGTGCATATAGTCACACCACAGAAATTAATAACTTGGCTGAAGGAGGAAGGTTATGCCCTCACTGCCTACACATCTACCTATACAAGTTGAACAGTTGATTGATGAACTTGATGAACTTAACCCGCCACCCGTTGTGGAGGGACCACTCACCTCTGAAAAAGAAATACAAGACCACGTCTTCCGAGCAGGACGACGGTCGGTTGTGGACGAGTTACTTAGACTAAAAGAGAAGGAACTGGAATGAAATGATTAGAAATATAGCATGGGAATTACGTCACGGGTTTAGGCACATGGGTGGTAACAGCCCACCTCCACCACCACCGCCAATTCCACCACCACCACCACCTCCGCCGCCAGACCCGGCCTTCCAAGAAACGCCGAGTAACATCTTAGCGGCGCGGAAGAAGCGACGAGGTCGTGGTCAGTTGCGAGCAACGCCTGGCGCTGGCACTGGGATTTACATCCCTTGATACAGCAAAAGACTATTCGCGAGCAGTGGCATCACGACGATGCTGACAGGCAAGGCGTGTTGGATCGTGCAAGATTTTGCGCCTCCTTAACCAAACCGTGGTACCTACCACCGGAGGGTCAAGACGCGAACTCGAAACTGCCAGAAACATTTAGTTCATTGGCGGCTAGGGGGCTTTCCAATTTGGAGGGGCGACTCCTCCTCGCCCTATACCCCCCTGGTCTGCCTTTCTTTCGCCTCATGCCAGCGTCCAAGTTTTTGTACGACCCCGCAAGCCCACCAGAATTATTGCAAGAGTTTCAAGACCAGCTACACCTGAGAGAGTTAATCATGTTGAGCAAGTTGGAGTCTGCTGCAATCAGAACCAGTGACAACAGTCGCCGTTCTGGATTCAGGACTCGCAAGCGGATGGCCATCGCACAACTATTGATCACTGGAGATGTGCTTGAACGACTCGACGATGACTACAGGATAAAGGTCTACCGACGTGACTCTTATGTCACTTCTCGTGACTCGTCTGGCGATGTCCGCTACCACATCTGTAGAGAAAAGATTGACCCGCTCATATTGAATGACAAACAACTTGAGGTGTGCAACCTTGACCGCGACGCCTTGAGGACAAAGCCTGTCAATGATCGCCTCGAAGACCTGTTCACGTCTTGTGAGTGGCAACCAGAGTCAAGGAACTGGGTGGTAAAGCAGGAGGTCAAAGACAAGGTCATCATTGAGAAAGAAGAACGAGTCACACCGTACATGTCAACGCCCTACGAGTTGTCTCCCGGCGAGAACTACGGTCGTGGCATAGTAGAACAAAACCTTGGAGACGTTCGTTCGATGAACGAGTTGACCGAACGAATACTAGACTTTGCCGCACTAGCCAGCAAGCAGTTGATGGTCACGGACTACAACTCACAAGTCAGACCACAAGACTTGACCAAGCCAACAGGCTCTGTTATACAGGGTCGTGTTCAGGGTGGTCAGGTGACAGACATCGCAACACTGAAGGCCGACAAGGTCAACGACTTCTCAGTCGTGCAAAGTGTGAGGGAGTCTATAAGGCGAGACCTCTCAGCGACCATGTTAATGGAGGGCGAGAATCAACCAAGAGGTGAACGTGTTACAGCGTTCCAGATACAACGAATTGCCATGGAACTAGAGGGCGCACTTGGTGGCGTGTACGCACCAATCGCTGACGCTCAACAAGTGCCACTAATCGAGAGGACTATATTTCAGATGGAGCGGGACAAGTTATTACAACCACTTCCAAAGGACTCCATCGAAGTCGAGGCCCTCACAGGAATTGCCGCACTAAGCCGAGAGAATGACCAAGGCAAGTTGCTCAACCTCATGGGCGTACTCGGTCAACTTGGTGGTGAGACTATGTCACGTATAGACATGGGCGTATTCATGGACATCTTGATGAGACAGTCTGGAATCTACGAGCCAGGACTCGTGAAGTCAGAGGAACAAATACAACAAGAGCAACAAGCCATGATGCAACAGCAACAACAAATGGCGGCACAACAGAAAACCGTGGAAGTCGCGGGTAATGTGATACAGGACGCCGCAATGAATCCACAGGAGGAATCTACAAATGTCTGAAGAATCAATAGAAACAACAAATGAGGGTACCGGATTATCGGTCGGCAGTGAGGAGGCGGTTGCGCCTGATCAAGGTGCGACTGACGAGGGAGGCACAGTTGAGACACCGATGGACCAGTCACCACTTGAGACGGAGAGTGGAGAAGAACTACTTGCAGGGAAATTTAAAACGCAGGAGGAACTTGAAAAGTCCTACGTTGAACTTCAGAAGAAGATGTCTTCAAATCCTGAAACCGGTAACATGGACATGTCGAAATTCATGGAAC